TCTTTGACGCTCTCCATTAGGTTAGAAAATTCTTCGAAAGTAGTTTCATTTTTTAATAAAAGTGCGGAGTTATTACTTCTTGCTCTTTGTGGATTTTCTATGTACCAGTTGCCTGTTTTGGCCTTGGACATTTCTTCATCGTCTGCGCTAAATAGTGCTAAACTAGCAGAACGCCTAACGCCACCACTTAATACAGCATCACTACTGTGCATCACAATATCATAAGCATCAATTGGTCTTAGTTTCTTTTGTCCACTAGAAATACAATGATCTAATAATGCTCTTATTTTTTCTAAGCCCTTGGCTAATGGCTCAAAACCAGGGGCTTTACCAACTCCAGAGCTTAGATCAGAACCCTGCGGCCTAATATTACTATAATCAAATAGTATATGACAATTTCTATATCGTTCAAATTCTTCTACGGGTTTACTAAAATAACTACTAAGAAGAACGCCAAGAGCATCAGCCCAGCCTTCGATACTATCTTCTATTCTATAGACCACACTCATAGCATCTTTATTAATTTTATGTTCAAGATTTGGTAACTTAGCAACATGGTGCTTTTGTACACTAAATCCTGTGCCACTACCACATAGTAGTAGCCAAAAACATTCTTGAAAAAATCTTAGTCTATCACAATAGGAACTTGTACAGTTATAGATTTTTGCGTTTCTCTTTAGGATGGGATCTCCACCAAACTGTAAACCTCTTTGACTTCCAAGAACTTTTTTCTTGTGCATCATGTCGTAGGCCCAGTTGATTTCTTCTGAAATATTCTTGTCCGCATACATTGTATGCATCATATTTTTCACTCTTTCAACAGCTTCTTTCCAAGTTTCTCTTCTATTCTTTTCTGGAATCCATCGTGCGTATTTACTAACAAACGTATAATTTTGAAGCTCTTGAAGTGCGGACATACTATCTCCTATCGATTAATGTTACAAGACCCAATATTACCAATCCTTTAAAAGAATTTTCTATCATTATTGTATTCGAGGTAATATTGAAATAAAAATATAAAAACAATACTATGTAAAAACTAATTTTATACATTATATTACACCACATAATTGTTTCAGCCATGATAGATTTGGCTCAACATATTGTATTTTAATTTTGCTCATATTAATAAAAGTATCAAATCTTTTTTGAGCATTTTCATCAAACAAGTGTGTGCCATGATCTTTCATCATTATAACGGTCGAGACACCTTCTTGCCAAAGAGCCATGATGCAATCATTACAACATTGGCCGGTCACATATGCTATGCCATTGTCTGGTCTAATAACACAATTAGATAAAGCATTACGTTCGGCGTGAATCATCCAAGGATATTTTTCTGGTCTAGTGTTGGGTAATAATTTATCATCCAATCCTCTTGGGAAACCGTTATATCCTAATCCTAGAATTCTATTGTTTTTATCCGTAATTACACAACCGTGTTGTGTTTGAATGTCATGGCTACGTTGAGAAACAACTTTAGCCAATCCTAAAAAATAATCTGTCCAGTCAGGTCTTTGCATGATGCTATATTATAGCATAACAAGTTGGTAAGTCAAGCTGTTTTTGTAAGTTTATTATATAAAACCAAACTCAACACACCACCAGCAATACCCATTACTATTCCTGACGGACTAACACTATCATAACTACCCAGCAAATATAATACTGCGCCGCCCATATAAGAACCAGCAACTCCTATGGCTACTGTTTGAAAAAATCCCATTCTTTCTTCACCAGGAACAATAGACTTGGCTATACTGCCAACGAATAAGCCATATACACACCACACTAATATATTAAACATTTGCTGCCTCCACTAAGGTTACGACTTCATCATCCTTGAGGTTTTCTCCTGTATCTAACATAGCATTTAATAATGGTAAACCATATTTAGAATATTGGTCTTTTGACATTTTTTGTCTAATAAGTTTTTTTAATCTCATTTTTGTAAACCAGCCTCTCTTCATAGAATAGGATCTGATTTCTGAACCATACAAATTATATTTATCTTGTGCTGTATAGTTCTGTGATAGTTTATTCTTATTGCATTCTTGCAATACTCTGATGAGTGTGAGTGTGATACTAATAATCATAAGTATAGCTATAACACTACCGAAAGTTTCTTCTTCTGGTATATTTGATAGTTTTCTAATTTTTTCAGCTACTGCTTTTAATTTTTCATTCATTTTTTATATACCTTAGTATCACATTCTGGTGTGAGTTTAGTTTCTGGTTCACAATAGCCACAATCTACCATTTTAATACCGTCACCACTCAAATATTTTCCAGTACCTTTGCATACCGGACAATTTTTGCGTGGATATTTTTTATCTTGATTTACGTGTTTTGCTTTTATAATTCCGCCGACTAGCGCAACAGCAGCAGTAGTGGTGCCGTTATACCCATAGTTTGAAGAAATTAATACAGAACCTATTAGTATAGCACACAATAACTTATTCATCTTTCTTTTTTCTCCATCTTGGTTTCCACAATGGCTTATCTGGCTTAGGTACATCTATTTCTTCTACGCTTTTGGGCGCTATAATCTTTAATACACCTAATATAAAACTAGATATAATACTAATTAATCTATTAAGAGCCACCTTATCTAAAAATTTCATAAATAATCCTCAAAACCATAAGAAGGAAGTTTTTGAACAGGAAAACCGTCAAATTTACTAAAAGCATACGCCCCATTTTGACTAAGCATCCCTGCTGCAACATCAGCATGAATCAAAAACGATCCGTCTGGTATTTTACCCCATTCTGGATGACCACCATCATTCCATGGACCCCAACTATTTTGAACTAAAAATGCTGGTTCATTACCAGTATCATCACAAGCAATCCAGGGCATAGCATGAGCCCAGCTACCACTAACCCTTGCGAATCCTTTACTATCTCTTTTATTACTAAAACCATAACTAGAACAAACACTTAAACCATAACCATTAGCTAAAGCATCTCGTGCTTCTTCAACTGTTCTAATTAAACTAACTGTTTTAATTTGATGGTCGTTCGCTAGATCAATTACTTTATCTGGTAATCCTCTGGCTCCCCACCCGGCACCAAGATTACCATTATATTTGCTAAAATCAGCAACTCCCTTATAGTCTTTTCTAACAAGAACTCCACCAGACTGGCTTACAAAAGTGGCTGCTCTAGAGCAACTCATTCCCTGGCCGCCATGACCGCGGGCGCCATAAATAGCTTCTGTTGCTCCTCTTGCTATCCAAGCTTCTCTATCTCTATGTACATCTATTTCTACGGCTCGTGACACGTCTACAGCATTTCGTGTTGCATGACTAACACAATCTCCAGTAGTTTGTCTTTCATTATAAGGGTTCTTATCAAACTTTAACACACTTTTGTATGGTGTGCTGAGCTTACCCTTTCCGCTATTTTTAATTCTTTTAGCACCATCTGAAAAGTAGGCATATTTGGAACTCTCTAGTAGTTCATTAAAAACATGCTCCTCCCATAAACATCCTTGAAAACCTTTTCTATATTCGTTATATAGATCGCTTGGTGAATATCTTGCCATATTACTTACTTCCTTCTAAACAAGCCCACGATAAAGCCATAAAACCTTTTACGGCCTTGTTTCTTAATTCTTCGTCTAAAGGAACAATATCATCGCCAATTTCATTTATAACCACTGCTTGTGTAGCTTCTGATAAACCATCATATTTATCCTTTATATTCATTTGTAACATAACACCAGCTAAAGAATTAGCTTGTCTAATCTCTTCTGTGGTCTTAACAACTTCGTTTTCTCCATCTAATTTGATCAAAACAGCCAGATCGGAATATAGTTCTGATAATCTTTTGCCATCAGCTTTTCTATCACCAGAACCATTTTTAAGAACGTCGATTACCAATTGGCACTTTTCTCTTAGTTCTTTACTTTCTGGAGGAGTAACAACCACAATAGTATCAACAACACTTGGCTTGGGCTTAACCGGCCATTTGAAATCTGGCTTGGTTAATCCAACAAATATAAGGACTCCTGCTAAAATTAATAATAAACTTTTAGAATTAAGCATCTTTATTTTCCCCCGCGCATACATTAGGACTTAAATATGGAAACATACTATCAGCAACTTCAACAGCCTTATCACACCCACAAGACCTTGCTAAATCTCGTGTTTCTTTCCAACTTACTATTAGTTTAAAAAACAAATCTTCTTTTGTTGGTTTTGATGTTGCAGGAGATATCTCTGGTTTATTGAACAACGGTGTTGTGTTGTATGTAACAGAACTATTAACTACCGGATTTTTATTGAGTAAGTTTTTAATTTTGTCAACTAAAGAACCTAGTAATATTTGTACCGGACTTAATTTATCCTTGAATAAAACCCACAATACTAATCCTATTCCAGCATATAGGGCCAAATCAATTGGTTTTAGCGAACTAGAAAACTCTTCAAAACTTTGAGCATAGTCTAACATTGTTAACTATTTCCTTTCTTTAAGAAAACCCCGGTTTCTCTAAAAATGGTCACAGTAGCATCTATTGATGCGCCCACCATAATCATGAGAATTTGTTTCACGTACTTATGTATAATAGGTTCAATAAGATTTGGAACAAAGGGCAAGTCTACTACCACAAACACTTTATCATAAAAATTATTAATATACTCTATTGCAATGGCCTTTTTCTCTTTGCCCTCTAGATTACTTGCTATAGTTTCTATAACCCTAACAGTACTAGCTGTAACTAGCTGTAATACTTTCCATGCTTCACTTAGAGCTACTCTTTTTGCTATTTGTAGTTTTAGTTTTAGTTCTTGGTGAAGTTTTTCTACTTCGTTTAGTACTAGTTCTTTTGGACTCATCTTTAGTCTCCGTTTTTTTTATCAGTTCTAAATTTTCTTGTTCAACTATTTTTTTAACTTCGTTTCGTCCTTTAACATATTTATAAAAGATTAATAATTGACCAAATATTAATATGATGCTTTCTACAACATGGCCGCCAACCCCGATAAGTTCTTCTTTTTGAGAGTGATCACTTAATATACCAGTTAAATATAAACCACTAAAAATGAAGCTTACTAATGTTACCCAAAATTCACTAGTTTTATAACCAGCTCTTATTTTCATAAGTATATTCTCCTGTTGTTAATATACTATACACCTAACAGAAGTATGTTATCTTACTGGTCTTTGTGGCGGCACAAATAATGCTTCTAATCCAGCTTTAATATCTGATCCAAGAAGTTCTAACACTCTGGCTTCGACTTGAGCTTCAGTATAATCGCCAATAGCATCATAATCATTGTTTGTCCATAAAAGTAGAGAATAGGGGCAGGGGCGAATGCGAACTTCGCATCTCTTCCTTTTGTTATTGTCAATTAGGGTTATGTCCAATTCAGATAAAGTGATAGGCTTTTGAACACGTACCTCTCCGGTGGATCGAGTAATGGTTGGTGGTTGAATAGTAACTGGCTGTGAAAGATTCATAGTTATATAACTCCTAGAATGGAAGAACCGTTGATGCCGCGAGGGATGGGGAACGGGGTGCGATCTTCGTATAATTCAACGCCATTCACAACACCAGTGCTGTCGTTGTACGAACTGTCTCGGAACGTGGCATCGTCGTCTACGGAGCCGCCGTTGTACGAACTGCCATTGAACGTGGCATCGTCGTCTACGGAGCCGCCGTTGTACGAACTGCCATTGAACGTGGCATTACCGGACACGGTGCCGCCGTTGATCGAACTGTCGTTGAACGTGGCATTACCGGACACGGTGCCGCCGTTGATCGAACTGTCGTTGAACGTGGCATCGCCTGTGATGGCGCCGCCGTTGATCGAACTGTCGTTGAACGTGGCGTTGCCTGTGATGGCGCCGCCGTCGTTGGACGAATTGTCGTTGAACGTGGCATCGCCAGATACGGTGTCGTTGTTGACCGAACTGTCGTTGAACGTGGCGTTGCCTTCGACGGTGTTGTAGTTGTACGAAATGCCGTTGAACGTGGCATCGCCAGATACGATGTCGTTGTTGACCGAACTGTCGTTGAACGTCGCGTTGCCGGTGACGGTGCCACCGTTGATCGAACTGTCGTTGAACGTGGCATCGCCAGATACGGTGCCGGTGTCGTTGTTCGAACTGTCGTTGAACGTGGCGTTGCCGCCGGCGAAGCCGAAGTTGTACGCACTGTCGTTGAACGTCGCGTCGCCGTAGAAGTTGCCATCGTTGTTGAATGAACTGTGGTTGAAGGTAGCGTGGCCGTTGATAGTTCCGCCAAGGTCGTTGTACGAACTGCCGTTGAACGTGGCGTTGCCGTCGATGAAGCCGTAGTTGTACGCACTGTCGTTGAACGTCGCGTTCCCGGTGTTAGTGCCGCCGTTGTGGCCTGCGTTGTCGTTGAACGTCACGTTGCCATTGACGCCGCCGTTGCTGTAGAAACTGCCGTTGAACGTCGCGCTGCCAGAGACGGTGATTGCAATTTCGAGATATAGGAAGCCTGCAACACCATTACACGTCAGATTCACAACGGTTGGCGCACTGCCGCTGTTCGCATCGCACGTTGCACTCAGCACAACACTATCGCTGCTGGTCGGCAGGGCAGACGCCTGAGTGGTGAAATCACCGCTCGTCCACCAGTTGCCGAGCGTGGCCCAGTTGTTATCGACCGCGCCGTTGAAATACAGAGTTGCCATAACATTTTACCTTTCTGTTAATAGCCCGGTACAAAAGCTATAATGTCCCACTTGTTTCTGCTACTATCATAAGTAGCACCAAGAATATCCATACTACCACTAGTTGAACTAATAGGTAGCGGACTAGTAGCAGATGATGGGATCTTGAATTGATTTCCAAAATTAAGAACTAGATTATTAGCATTATGACTTATTCTCCAGCGGATACTTTGACCGTCTGTAGGATTTGTTGGATTAGATAGAGTACCACTAGCAGCTAACGTAAGATCAAAAATATCTCCAAGACTAGCATTTGTATTAATAGTTCCGCTGACACTCCCAAGTTGAACTACTGTAGGATATTTTGATTCTAAATGAGAACCGTCTGAAAATGTAATACTACCACTAGTTGGTAATGTTAATATGCCACTTCTATTAAATATCCATTCAACAGGATTGGTAGGCCAGCCTAGACCAATATAGATTTCATTATCATCACTAATCTGTATATATTGTTCACCGTCCGCGCTGGTTAGACCACCAAGTGATCCAGACGGAGACACAAACCAACTTGATCCGTCCTGAGTCTGCCCTGGATAGCCCTTAGATATTATACTATTTGTGGGTGTTCTTAAATTGCCACTTGTATCAAAAATCCAGTGATTGTTATTTGAGTCAGTGCCAACAATAACATCTCCACCGTTCTTTTCTATCTTAACATATTGATCATCATCACCTAAGTATATATCAACCGTTGATGGATCTCCTGCTACAAGATGAACGTGACTATGTTCTGAATTAGATATTCCATTGTTGGTTACAGTAACAAATTGACCAATAGGCATAGCATTTTCTTCAAAATCATAATATAGTGCTGGATCATTTTCTGTCTCTTCGTCGGTTGATCTTGTGCCATCAACACTTGTTAATGTTAGAGTAAACTCAGTAATACTACTATTAGATGGTATAGTCCAAGTAATTGTTTCGGTATCTGGAGCAGATGTGCTTACAAAAGTTAGTTTTCCAGTTAATGCTCGACCTAGTGATTGTGGTGTTACTCCACTACCAGTAATAGTATAGTTAACTGTTCCAAAATAAGCCCAATTTTGTAAAGTTACAGAAATGGTAATAGGACTACCATATACTATATAACCGCTAGAATCAAGACCCCAAGTAGCCATAGTTGGACGAATCACTAAACTTTGTCCAGATTGTGCTGTTGGTGGCATTAAAGATATTGTATTATTTGTTTCGCTTATTATGCTACCGCTGGGGAATGTCAAAGAACCATCGCTGCCAAGTACAACTTCTTGGTTATCTTTAATTAATCTGTCGCTGCTGATAGCATTAGAAATATCACTTAAGCTAATCTTTTTAGTAATGCCACCACCAGATGGATCATCCATAAATACAAAAATATCATCATTAGTTAAATTGCCACTACCTTCTGGTAATTGATTAAGTCTTGTAATAGCCATATTATACTCCTAATATTCCAGAAGATCCAATAGTATAATAGGTAGTATCATCAAATCTATCTTCATATTTATCTTCTATATCTGATATAGTTGGAATATTTGACACATAAGTATCTAATGTTGAATATTCTCCTGTGTTTAAACAGGTTACCACGGTTGTGCCATTTTTAAGAGGATTGGCTGAAATTGCTTTGGTTATATCATTAGCCATAATAAATACCTTTGGTTTGAGGAATATAGTATATATTTAATACACCACTAAAATCCTCCGGTCACTGTTATTGTCCAGCCCCTGCTTCTCATGGCCGTTATGGCCGCTTGTCCCACTGATGATGGAGGCGATCCTTGACTTTGAGTAAAAGTTCCGTTATTTGTATTGTTACTATTAATGCTAACAAGAATATTATCTATACTAGTTTGAGATAAATTAGTATTGCTAAAAGCATTAGTAAAATTAACAGCATTACACCCATTAAAAAAATTAGCTGGAAAATTGACCAAATTTAAGCACCCACCCCATGCTCCTTGAAAAGTTGTGGCAGATGAAAGTGATGGCAAAGATGGGAAGCTAGTTAATCCGATACAATTTTGCCAAGCAAACGAAAAGTTGGTAGCGTTCGGAGTATTAATTATGGGGAAACTAGTTAAACCACGACATCCGGCCCATGTGGAATTTAGCGATATAGCATTCGTCGTATTGATAACTGGAAAACTAGTTAATCCACTGCAACTTTGCCATGTTTGTTGAAAATTGGTTACGTTAGATGTATTCAACAAAGGAAAGGATGATAAAGAACTACAACTTCGCCATGTTGCTTCTAAGATTGTTGCGCTAGAGGTATTTATTTGTGGAAAAGTAAACAAGCTACTACAGTTATTCCATGACGCCAAAAAATTAGTAACTTGACTAGTATCGATTAACGGAAAACTAGAAAGCTGAGAACATCCGTTCCATGTATTAATAAGAGATATGGCATTACTTGTATTAATTAATGGGAAAGCTGTTATTTCGATCCAATTTCTCCAAAAGTTATTAAATTGTGTTGTGTTTTCATAGTTATTTCCAGCTCCTTTATTTCTAATATAATTTATCCAATAATTTATATCATCTGTTGTTGCTGTTGACGGAACAATAACTTGACTATATATTGAAGGTACAGGATTAGTAAAGTCTGGCATATAGAAACCATCGTGTCTACCTATTGTATATGCTCCTGATGGAATAGAAACACCATACGCTACTGTTCCATCATTCGTACCAAGTATCATGACACCATTAGTCGTGGGCAGCATTGTAAACAACCTGTCCGTATTGAAAAATCTTACTCTTCTAGGACTAATAGTAGTACTATATGCTGGGCGATCAGCCGCAATTGATTGAGTAGCATGATAATCATTACCACTTTTATCATTCCACTGAGATACTAATCCTGAAATAGTGGTTATGTTGCTATCTTCAGCGTCTAGCCATAAAATTGGAAATCCTGAAGATTGTTGAGGCTTAGAAATTAATAAGCTATTATTTTTTACAAAACTATTCATAATTGACTTGCTGCTATAAATCCTTGATCAATTTGTTCTGACGTTAATCCCAGATACTGAGCAAGACTATCTATTAGAGGGTGATTTCTTTCAATGTAGGGCGCATATTCCCATTCTACTCGTGTTTTTTCTCTTAGTTTTTCGTCAACAATAGTATCAATAGCGGCTTCAACACTTGTTAAGCTAATATCATTATCAATTAACCATAGTCTTACTTGTCGTGCGCTGATATTTTCTGGAACAATAGCTGGAATTGGAATCCATGTTCGCACTATGTCCACAAAATCACCATCAATATTAACTATTCTTTCGAAGATACTTTCTACAGTATTTTGTGGTTGTGGTGGACTGTCGGTACGAACAGAGTAGTATCCACCTTCAGCTAATATATTATTGTTTAAATTTTTACCAGTAACTATTGTACCATTGTCTAATGCTATACTGGTTGGAGCATCATTGATTAATTGTTGATTTCTAATACTATAATACATCTTATGCTCCTTCTGTATCAAACCATACTCTTATAATATCAACATATGGTTTATCTAGCAAAATGGTTATTTGTTCTGTTTTTTCTATACTTTTTGGTGTTGGTGGTTCATTGTTATCATTTCGCACAGTATAAAAACCGTAATCAGATAGTGTATTTATATCACTCAAATTAAAATCTATAAATAAACTTCCGTCTGGCTTAATAATATTTTTTGGTAATTTTCTAATTAAAATTTTATCATTATTATTGTAATACATAATTAATTAGTTTTAACTCCTATATAATGTCCTTGAATTGTTGTTCCCATGCTTCTTAAAAGCACAAGATATTTACCCGGTGTAAAAAACGGAAATGGATTATATTGATCATCAATAATCGTCCACACTACTGTTGTGGTTGAATTAACAATAATTTCTAATAATACGTCAATGCTTTTATTAGATATGTCCCAACCACTTCCTTCTATAAAATTAGTAGCTGTTCCATTTAGAGTTAAGGTTTGAATTTGTTTATCTATGCCATAATTAATACTAACATTTCCGCTAACAGTTCCTAATGAGAATATGGGTGTTGGGGCAGATAGTCCTTGATCTACAGATAACGAACAATTGGTTGTGACAGACCCGTTAGAAAAAATACTAATATTTCTATCTAGATTACCAGAACCAGAACTAACTTCTATATTCATTCTGCTTGGTTGATATATGTTAGATCCACCAACAGCACCATCTGCCCATGTTACCATTCTGCCCACCAGATCTAGTCCACTCTGACCAACAGCTTCTGTTCTTATTACAGAAAGAGCTTCCCATCCACCTAAAACTGTTGGACTTTCATAAGTACCACTAGACTTTATTAAGGCTATTCTCGGTGTTGCTCTATGACGAACTCCTTCTGAGTCAGTTTCAGCTCCACTATCTCCATGATAATTAATTGATATGGTTGGGCCAAAACCTCTGTTACTTTCTACTAGTCTTAATGTTGCGGACTGACCAAAATTTGGTGACAGAACCGGTTCAAAATTAGCAGAGATAAATCCGGAGGGTGAAATAACAGATAGTCCGCTTGAAACAGATAATAAATTACCATCAAACGTAAGGTTGCTTTCCGCATTTATTCCAGTACTAGTTCCATCACTAGTTAATATTCTATTATCACCACTATTAGATATGGTTGGAAGTAATCCACTAACACTACTGTTAAAATCTGTAATATTTGAGGAGGTGTGCGTGTGACCACTAACACTAACTCCAGTTCCATTAACTAATAGTGTACTAAAATTACCACTACTACTTGGAACCCAATAATTTGTAACACTATTATATTGTAAAAATTGTCCGTTGGTTGCTCCGCTTATTGCAACATCATGATTATCATCAAGATGACCATAACTAGTTGGTCTTACGAAAATTCGCCCATTGTTTGCAGCATCTAATATTATAGCAGCAGCAATACTGTGCTTGGGTTCAACTTTTGTCAGTTTTCCAGCTACTGTTGGATGAACATATAATATATCTCCATCAGCCCAAGTTTCATCTCCAACAGAGATATTACTAGCAACATTACCTCTAGTATCAATATTTTCTATATGACCAAACTGTATAGCATATCCGTTGTTATTATTATTTAAATTTTCTAACATCAAACCAATGAATCTTATTTCTCTTATACTTCCATCTGCTGTGTACAATGATGGTGTTATAATACCATTAGCATGAACGCCGCTAGCATAAACAGCCTGACCTTTATATAGAGGCGATCCTGTTTCATTTCTTACTCTGTAAAAACTATGTTCGCCCACATGAATATCGGTATCGTTAGTAAGAGCAATATTTATAGTGCCTTCTGTGTTATTCCAACCTAGTTGTCCTTGTAACAGATTTGGTTCTATATTTGTGTTAAAACCAAGAACATCTAGTGTTCCTGTAGACGCTACATAATTACCACTTACACTAATAGTGTAGTTGCCAGAACTTGCTGCCACACCTATACCAGATCCAGATAATATATCTTTGACTGGAATTAATCCACTAACAGCAGAGTTAAAATCAGTAATATTAGCACTTGTGTGGGTATGACCACTAACACTAACTTGCGTACCATTATATAATAATCCACTACTATTTATGCTCACGGATTGATCTGTAGCGTTTATTAATAATGGAGAAAATAATGACATTATTTTATTTTCATCATCTTCATCATCTCTAATAATATTAAGTTTATCAACACCGCTGGAATCTTTAAAAATAATTGCAGCGCTTTCGTTAACAGCAGAATACAACTGTATACTAGGAATAGTCATTCCTGCGAGAAAAACTCCAGTTGTTCCCACCTCAATAATTGCTCCGCTAGCAGTTATAAGACTTTCAGCATTAATGCCTGTGGACGTTCCGTCGCTAGTAAGTAATCGATTATTACCACTATTCGCTACGGTTGGTAACAATCCACTAACACTACTATTAAAGTTTGTGATATCTAAACTAGAGTGGGTATGTCCACTAATGCTGACAGCAATATTATTTACATAAAGCCCACTAGAAAAATTTCCACTACCATTAACATCTAATGTATAGTTTGGATTGTTGTGTTTTATTCCTACCCTGCCAGTGCCGGTTGGGGATATTATAATATTTCCATTAGTATTAGTGCTGGAAATAGTATTGCTATCTAAACGCAAATTATCAATATTTAATATTGGTCCAATATTAACGCTATTATTAAAAGCATTAAGATTTAAACTACCGCTCTCAGCAAGAATACTTAGATCATAATCGGCTAAAGAGTAAATTTCATTAACATTGGTTGAGGGACCATTTCCATTATAATTTTCGGTATTATAAGAACCTATAATTAATTTATTTGATGATCCACCAGCGCTTCTTAATTTAATTTCTGTAGGATAGTCTTCGGCTGTTTCATTTGTAATTATTAATGTTGGATTATTAGTTCCAAATATTGTTACTCCTCCACTACCAGCAGCAGAAAAATATTCCGACGTGTCAATCAAGAGTTGATCAACATTAATACCTAAATAGTGTTTATTGTTTGTTGGTGTTTCTGCATATATAACGTTATTATCTATTTTAACTTTGTCAACTATTAATACCCCGCTAACAGCTAATGTGGTTCCATCAAACGTAGCGTTGTTTTCGGCATTTATTCCAACAGAAGAACCCGTACTTGTTAATATTCTATTATTGCCACTATTTATTATAGTGGGAAGAAGACCGCTCACACTAGAGCCAAAATCAACAATATCATTGCTATTATGAGAGTGACCACTAATACTAACCACAATATTATTAACTGTCAAACTATCAAAATTGCCAGTTCCGCTAGGAATAGTAACAGGTCCTGTAAAAATAGCTCCACTTAAATTTGCCTTTTGACCTAATCCGCTAGCAATAGTGGTGGCAAAATTTGGATCATCTCCCAGAGCAGCGGCCAGTTCATTAAGAGTATCTAATGTTGATGGAGAGGAATCTACTAAATTACTAATTTCTGTTCGAA